GGGGAATTAACCCCCCCCCCCCCCCCCCCCCCACTTTTCTTGCCCAGGGGCGCCACGCGCCCATGTAGGCCCGCCCGCGACCGGAGGCGCGCCAGCGTGTTAGCGGCGATGGCCAGCGGCAGTTCGAGCGCGGTGGGATCGATGAGGGCTGCGGCGTAGTGGAGCGCGGCGATCTTCAGCACGAGCGGATTCAAGGGGATCCAATCCTTCCAGGACACGGATCGCGGGCTGGACGGCGCCGAGGAAGAAATCGATCGTGCGCTGCTTGTGCGCGATCGTGTGTTCGAGGCGGGTGATGATTTCCCGCTGCTGGAGGAGCCGCTGGGCGGCGACGTGCGCGGAGAAACGAGCGTGAGCCGACGGTGCGCCATGCTGTACTGCCTTTCTCGATGCGTCCAGAATCAGGGCCGCATCCAGATCGGGATCCTCAAACAGGGCCGCGGGCGGGCATTCCAGAAAGGCCGCGATCTTATCGATCTCCACGATCCGGATGCCGCGTTTCCCACGCAGAATCATGGACAGCCACTGGCTGGTATGGCCCACCGCCCGCGCGAGTTGCGCTTGGGTCGCCCCATTCAATGCGAGGCGCCGTGTGATCTGCCGCCGCAGAAAATCCAGTGTGTTACGTTCCACCATTTGTTCACGCGGACGGTAGCGTGAACCACTAGTTCACGTCCAGATCTTTTTTCTTGTATTGAGACATCCACTAGGAGTTACACTCCACACGTTGTGAAGGCCACCACGCGCCGCCGAAACGGCGAACCGATCAAGGCACGGATCCAGCTGTGGCTCCGCGACGGGCGCCATACGCAGCGGTGGCTGGCGCAGCAGCTCGGCGTCACGCCCACGTACGTCTCGATGCTCCTGAACGCCCGCCGTACACCGTCCCTCCGGATCGCGAAACGTCTGGAGGATCTCACCGGGATTCCGGCGATCGCGTTTGTCCAGTCTCGCGCCGCCTGAACGCATTCACCGAAGGGAGATCTCACTGATGGCCGCTCCTCTGTCTCCGCTCACGCGAACCGCCGCGCCGCGCGGTGAACCGTCCACGCTCCCCGTGCCCGCGCAGCTGATCGATTTGAGGGAAGTCTGCCGCCGCACCGCCTTGGGCCGCACGACGATCCAGAAACTGATCACCGCCGGGCGCTTCCCGCCGCGCATCAAGGATCCCGACATCCGCGCCACGCGCTGGTCCGCGGCCGCCGTGGAGGCCTGGATCCTCGATCGCATCGCGCGCGCCTCCGGCGGCCGCTGATCGCGATCCGCCTCGCATAGGGAGCTCCCGATGCGTGCTCGCCTGCTCAAACCCGGATTCTTTACGAATGAAGATCTGGCGCAGCTGCCGGTGCGCGCCCGTCTGCTATTCGCGGGCCTGTGGGGCCTCGCCGATCGGGAGGGGCGCCTGGAGCACCGGCCGCAGCGCATCAAGGCGGCCATTTTTCCGTACGAACGGGTACGGATCGAACCCCTAATTGCGGCGCTCGTGCGCGCCGGGTTTGTATTAAGTTACACCGCCGCGTACACGCCGTGCCTCGCGCTGCCACGGTTTGCCAAAAACCAACATCCCCATCCGCGGGAACCCGCATCAATCCTGCCTCCGCCGCCAGCAGAGCCGTGTAATTACACGGCCGGGTTAGTGCCTAGCCCGGCGGAAGCGGTACCTAGATCCAGTAGAGATCAAGATCAAGATCCACCGCGCGCTGCGCGCACGGACGCCGGATCACCGCCCGCTCCGCGGCCGGTCTACATGCCGCCGTTCAAGGTCTACTGCGCCATCGCGCGCCGGATCTGTGAGCACGCGCCCCAGGTCGATCTCGGCGCGCTCGCGGAACAGTTCAAGGCGGCCTGCGCCGCCGCCCGCCTCCCCTACGACGGGGAGATCACACGGAAAGCTATAGATGCGGTGCTCACCGCACGGAGACGGAGGGCGTGATGGAGCTCGAGGCGCGCACGATGCCGGAACCGGAAACGCAGATCGATCTGCGGTGTCCCACCTGCGGCCACGTCTGGAACGTGGCGGCGCTGCTCACCGGCGTCTGGTGGTCCCGTGCCGTCACGCCCGCCGCCATTGCGGCGCTCTGCTGGTGCCCGGTCTGCCGCTCGGCGCCGCCGATGGAGCCCGCACCCCCGCCGTGCATATTCAGAAGGCCGCGTGTTCAGGAAACATGAAAACCGGGGACCGACGAATCGGAACATTCGCCGGTCCCCTACTTACAGAAGCCGCATGGGAGGCGGCTGCCAATGACTGATCCTAAATCACTTCTCAGTTTCACGTTTGAAAGCGTGGCAGCGGAACAGGCGCGGCGGTGGATTGAAGAACATGATGCCGCCGTTACTGCTGGAGAGATTGTGAACCGCCGCCGCAAGCCCGCCGCGGTGCGGCAGATTAAGGCGGATATCGTCGCTGGGCAGTGGTTCCCCAACACGGGTGAGACGATCAAATGGGAACGAAATGGACACGGGGATGAACGGCACGGCCGCCTGCTTGTAGATGGACAGACACGATTAGATGCCTGTGCTCAAGCTGGGCAATCGATTCAGGTCTGGATGGTTAGCGGTGTAGCAAGGGAGGCCTTCGTTTACATCGATTCAGGCGATCGGCGCAGTTTGTCGGATGTTCTAAGGATTAAGGGTGAGGGAGACTCGCTGGTGCTCGCGTCCACGTTGAACTACTTGTGTCGGTGGGATTCCACCGCCGACACGTTCAATCTGACCAACGCGCGGAACAGCCACGCGAGTGCGACCAAGTTACTCGAATCGGATCCAGCGATACGGAAAAGCGTGGCGCGCGTGCGAGACGTGAAACTGATGGGCCGTGGCGCGGCCGCCGCGCTACACCGCGTGTTCACGAGACGCGATCCCGCGCTCGCGGATCGGCTCGTCGATGCTATCGCTATCGGCGACAACCTGATCAGCACGGATCCGTTCTACGTGCTCCGTGAACGGCTGATCGCCGAAACACTTAGTCGGCGGAGGCTACAGCCACCTTTGGTCATGGCGCTGGTTGTCAAGGCCTGGAACGCGGCCCGTGAAGGGAAATCAATTATGCGGCTGAATCTGAAGGCGGGTGAGCGGATAGGTAAGGTCGAATGAAGCACACATTCTGGCGTGCAGGAGACGCGCAGATCGACTACCGGACGATGCCCACCGGCAGGGAGATCGTGCGGCTGCGCGACGTGGACGCACCGGAGCCGCACCTGTGAAGGACACGATCACGAGCCGCGGCGTCACGTTCCGGCGCCCCATGAACGACGAGAAAGCCGAGCAGGCCTCGATCGTCAATCTCACGGGGCAGCTCGGCGGCCGGGTGTATACGCTCGGCTCCCGACGCGCGACCTGCTGCGGCGTCTGTGGATCGCCGTCCACCGATCGGTCCACGCGACAAACGGAAGGCCTGGGCGATCTCGCGATCTATCTCCCCCCGCCGAGGGGATCCACCGCCTGGGTGTTTCTCTGGATCGAGTGCAAGGGCCGTGAAGGCACGCTCACGGAGGCGCAGGTGGCATTCCGCGAGATCAACGCGGCCGCGCACGTGACGCACCTGGTGGGCGGCCTGGATGCGTTCCTTGACTTCCTCGAGGCCGGCGGCTGGGTTCGTACGCGCGCCGTCTGCGATCACGGCGGGCGGTGAGGGACAGATGCGGACATGGCCAGCCACTAGAAAACGGATCGGGACAGGACCGCGCCCGCCGTTCGAGTCGGACACCGGCGCGCCGCGCCCGATGCAGGCGTGCACGTGTTCCCTCGCGGGCTGGGATCCGCCGGGGATGTGGGCCCGGATCCCCTGGATGCCCTTTCACGAAATGACGCCCACCGATCCGCGCCCCATGTGGCACGGCCGCCGCCGGGAGCAGCCCTAGTGCCCGCCCGCCACGCTCAGGCCTGCAAGGTGCTGGGCTGCGCCCAGGTGGCGCCGTGCCCGCAGCATGGGCCCGTGGCCACGCGCGTGACGTTCGATCGCGCCCGTGGGAGCGCGGCCGCGCGCGGCTACGATCGCCACTGGCGCGCGTTCACCGATCGGTACTTCGGCCAACTGTACGCGCTGAAGGTACCGCGCGCTGGGCTCTGTGGCGGCCGCCATCCCGCGGCGCCGGAGACGGCTGACTCCCTCTGCGCGGCCGCCGGCGTGTCGCAGCTCGCCACGCTCGTGGATCACATCGTCCCGATCACCGGGAAGGCCGATCGCCGCCGATTCGATCTGAGCAATCTGCAGGGGCTCTGCGATCGGTGTCACAACCAAAAACGCCAGCGCGAAAGCACGCAGGCGAAACGGAGAGCGTGAATGCGTGCGGCGCCGAACCTCCGAGTACAGAAGTATCGCCAGCCTGATCCGAACACAGGGATCGTCTATTCCACCGATAACGAAGCGTGGTTTCTGATTCCCTATCAAGGGCAGACATTGAAGGTGATCGTCTCTGAAGGCCTCGGCTGGGATCATGTGTCGGTGTCGCACCGATCGCGGTGCCCCACGTGGCTGGAGATGGTGTTTATTCGCGATCTGTTTTTCCGCGATGACGAGACCGTAATCCAGTTCCACGTGCCGCGCGCCGATCACATCAACGTACATCCGTACTGCCTCCACCTGTGGCGCCCGCAGAGCATGGAGATTCCCAGGCCGCCGAAGGAGATGGTGGGTTAGATGGATTTAGACGCGATCGAAACCGCGCGCCTGCTGCTGCTCCAGGAGCCGCCGGAAGTCTCCACGGTGGGCCATCTCTGGCGCACACGCGCGGCCGCGCATCTGGCGGAGGCGATCGATACCTATCTGCGTGGCGGCGCCCGCCGGTGGTCTGGCGAAGATCAGGCGATCGCGCTCGTGAAGGCGGGCGCGCGGGATCTCGAGACGGCCTCAAAGGCGCTGGTGCTGGCCGCGGAACAGTTGCGTAGTCTGGGCCAGGGCTGGCAGGCGAACCGCGCGTACCACGCCGCCCAGGCCGCGGCGGCCGCCTCCCAGGCGCTGGATCCGGCGTAACACACTGTGATGCTAGGCGATGAGTTCACATTGCGTTACTATCCCCAGCGGGCCCACGTCTAAACGGGAGCGCACGATGATCTTCAGTCTGCGGTCGTTGCTCGTCGCCTTCCTCTGTGCGGCCACGATCGCCTGCGGCGATACCATCGTGAACGTCCCCACCACGCCCACGCCCACGGTGACGACGCCGCCGGTGGTCAAGAACACCGTGCAGTTCCGCGTCCTGGGCAATGCCACCAGTGCGCGCATTCGGTATGCCGCGCCCCTGGATGGTTTGGCCCAGGTGGTCACGTCGCTGCCCTACAGCAACAGTTTCACCACGAGCAGTGACACGATGTTCCTGTCGCTCGAGGCCACGCCCATCTCCTACGGTGGTGCCGTGTTCTATCCGTTCCTGTCGGTGCAGATCGTCGTCAACAATCAGGTGTTCCGCGAGGCCAGTACGCAGGACTTCCTGCTCTTGCCGCTCGCGGTGAGTGGGCAATGGCGCCAGTGACGTGGCGCGTGGTGGTGCGCTACTGGTGGCCGTGGGCCTGGGGCCGCCTCCGGCAGGCGTGCTGCCGCCACGCGCACCTCTACCGGGTGACCGACGCGGGCGTGCGGTACTTCCGCTGCGCGTGCGGATATCAGGTGCCACAGCTGCGGCGCACGACCGAAGAACGCATACGGCTGAGGGCGCTGCTCCAGGGGACGGCTCGGGCCGCGCGACCCGGGGGGGGAGGGTCCGCGCCGCGCACGAATCGTCTGTAGACCCTGGGGGGCCCTCGCGTGTGCGCCTGCGAAATTGGGAATCCGCGATTTGGGGGCCGGGGGCCCTGGGGGAAGGGGGCCGGATCGACGGGGGGAACAGCGCGGGTCATCGTGGGGAGATCAGCCAATGAATGAAGCGAGACTGGAAGAGATCCCGGCGAGAGTCGGGGGAGAGATCGCCGAGTGCGAGGAGGAGGTCCTTGAATGGATTGCGCACACGCGCAAACTGGCGGCGCGCCTGCGGGAATGGATGCCGACGATCGCGGCCACGCTGGCCGAAATCGCGGATGAAGTGGAGGAGTGGCCGGAGCCACCAGGCGTATGAGCGGTCCTACGCCTGGCGCGCCCGGAGGGAGAGCGCCGATGCCTGAGCAGAGCGGAGAGATGGCGGAACTGAAGGCGGAGATCCTCGAGTGGATCGGGCAGACGCGCAGCCTGGCCGCGCGCCTGCGGGTGTCGAAGCCTGGGCTTGCGGAAACCATGGCCGCGACCGCGGACAAGGTGGAGGATCTCCTGGGCGAATGGCCGGAGGCGCCGGACGTGACAGAGGATCGGTGAGAGGCCGCAAACCGGTACCCACGGCGCTGAAGATCGCGCGGGGCAATCCCGGCCAGCGGCGCCTCCGCGACGAACCGGCCCCGGCGCCGGCGATCGATCTGACCGTGCCGGCGATTCTCGCGGACGATGCCGGCGCGCGGGCGGAGTGGGAAACGACGGCGCCGCGGCTGCAGCGGGCGGGCCTGCTCACGGAGGTGGATCTGGATGCGCTCACGCTCTATTGCGCCACGTTCGCGCGCTGGAAAGAGGCGGAGCGGGAGCTCCAGGTCCACGGGCTCACCATAACGACGGGCCGGAAAAAGAAGCTCCTGATCGTGTCGCCCTACTTCGCGATCGCCATGAAAGCGCAGGCACAATGCCGCGCGCTCCTGATTGAATTCGGGCTCACGCCGGTGAGCCGGGCGCGCGTGCACGTGCCGAAACCGGACAGCGCGGACGCGCAGCGCGATCGATTCTTTGGGCCAGTGGCCATCCCCAAGCGGCGGGCCTAATGAGCTGGGGGATGAGCAGCGGCGCATGAGGTGGGAGCGGGTGAGGCGATGAACACGACGCGAGGGGTGGTCGGGACGGATACGCCGATGGGCAAACTCACTGACGACTTGGTCATTCAGATGCTGGCTGAGGCAGAAGCCGCGTTCACCCGAGCGTGGTCGGATGCAATTCGCTTTGGCTGCTCTCACTCGCAGGCTCGCGACATGGCGCAGGCGCTTCAGGCTGAAACGGTTCGATCATTCCTCGCGCAAGCCGGAATCATTTAGCCCTACACCTACTGTGGCTCCTGCGGTCCTTCGCGCTGATTTGACGTCGGAAGGCCGGCGGAAGCGCGGGGCCCCACCCCCGGCGGGCGGCCGGCGCGGCGGCTGGTGGGGCGGGGGCCCGCCGCCGACGGCGCGCTGGCCGGGCGTGACGATCGATCTGCCCGCCGTATGGCGCGGCCGCCGCTGGGAGTCGCCAGACGGGGATTATTATTACGATCCGCTCGAGGCCGATCGCGCCTGCGAATTCTTCCCGGCGTACCTCACGCATCACATCGGGGAATTCTCGGGCCAGCCCTTCCAGCTCCTGTCGTATCAGGCGCAGCTGCTCACGCGGCCGATCTTCGGCTGGAAACGGGCAGAGGATGGGTACCGCCGGTTCCGGAAGGTGTTCGCGTTTCTGCCGAAGGGCGCCGGCAAATCTCCATGGGCCTCGGGCACCGGCCTGTATTTGATGCTCTGCGATCGCGAGCCCGCGGCGGAAATCTACGCCCTGGCCGCCGACAAGAACCAGGCGCGCGTGGTGCACACGAACGCGAAAATCATGGTGGAAACCTCGCCCGCGCTCGCGGAGATGTGCGAAGTGTTGCGGGACAACATCTATCACGCGGCCACGCGCTCCGTGTATCAGGTACTCTCCGCGGACGCCACCACCAAGCACGGATTCCGGCCGCACGGCGCGATCTTCGATGAGTTCCACGGCCAGCCGAACCGCGATCTCTACGAAGCGATCAAGAAGTCCATGGTGAAACGGCGCCAGCCGCTCCTGATCTTGATCACACACGCGGGGATGGATGACGAGTCGATCTGTTACGAGGAGTACGACTACGCCAAGCGCGTGCTGAGCGGCACGCTGCCCGATCCCACGTGTTTGCCAGTGATCTTCGAGGCGCGCGATCAGGAGGAGTGGACGGCGCCGCGCACCTGGGCGCGCGTGAATCCCGGCCACGGGATCACCGTCCAGCCGCAAGCGATCGCGGCCGAATGCCTCGAAGCGATCGCGGAGCCGCGGAAACGGAATGATTTCCTGCGCTTCCATCTGAACCGCTGGACGAATCAGGCCACGGCCTGGATCCCGCTGGAGTGGTGGGATCGGTGCACGGCGCCGCTCCCGACTGAAGCGGAACTGCGCGCCGCGCCGGTGGGCGCCGGGCTCGATCTGGCGCAAAAGTACGATCTCGCCTGCTGCGCCCTCACGTTCCGTCTGCCGGTGGCCGAACCGTTGCCGGTGGAGCTGGTGGAGGCGGCGCCCGCGGAGACGGCGGCGCCCGCGCGGCGGCTCGTGAATCTGAACTATCGGATCGTGATCGTGCCGTTTTTCTGGATCCCCAAAGACACGATGCAGGAGCATGAAAAACTGGACGGCGTGCCGTATTCGCAGTGGGAGGCCGCCGGGCTCGTGACGGCCACGGAGGGCGGCGTGATCGACTACACGCGGATCTATCGCGATCTGACGGAGCGGATCGTGCCGCGGTTTCCGCTCCTGAAGCAGGCCACGATCGGCTACGATCCCGCGTTCGCCACCGATCTGGCCACGCAGCTGCGCGATCGCGCCGGGCTGAAGGTGGCCGAAGTACTCCAGAACTACAGCCATCTCTCCGAACCGTCCCAGGTGTTCGAGGCGCTCGTGAAGGCCGGGCGTGTGGCGCACGGCGGCCACCGCGTGCTGCGCAATCACGTGGAAAACGTGGCGATCAAAACGGACCAGGCCGGGCGGATCCGGCCGGTGCGCCCGCGGAAATCGGGCAAACGGATCGATGGCGTGGTGGCGGCGATCATGGGGATCAAGATGCTGGCCGCCGCCGCGCCTGCGCCGCGGTACTCCGTGTTCGTGCTGGGCGGGCCGGGATGATTACGCGCGATTCGATCCACGTGATCCACCTCGACGCAGGCCGCGCGCCGAACCGCGGCGGACGCCCCAAAGTGGCGGCGCCGCGCGTGCCCGTCTCCTCCCGCGTGACGGCCGCCGAATACGATCGCCTCGCGCAGGCCGCGCGCGCCCGCGGCGTCTCCGTGGCCGCGTTCGTGCGTGCCACGCTCCGCGCCGCCCTGCGCCCGCCCGGGTGACGCCATGCGCGGGCGGTGATCCGGGTTTTCGTATTGATTTACCGGGCGCCACGCGCGGCCGCCGTATCGTGCGAGCGTGCTCCAGCGCGCGTACAGCCTGCTCACAATCAAAGCGTTCGATCCCGAGCTCCGCACGCTGGAGGGGATGGCCTCCACGCCCACGGCGGATCGCATGGGCGATGTGATCGATCCCATCGGCGCCACGTTCGAGGCTGATCTCCCGCTGATCCTCCATCACGACACGCGCCAGCCGGTGGGCCGCGTGCGCCTGGGCGCACCTACGGCCGCCGGGATCCCATTTAGGGCCACGCTGCGGCCAATTGAGACGCCCCCCCACCTCCGCGATCGGATCGAGGAGGCGTGGGAGTCGGTCAAAGCGGGCCTGATCCGTGGTGTCTCGATCGGGTTCCGACCGCTTGCGAACGGGATCAAGACGCTGAAGGGCGGCGGGCTCCACTACACGAACACCGAAATTCTGGAACTGTCGCTGGTCACGATCCCCGCGAACGCGGAGGCGCTGGTCGCGACGATCAAGGCGATCGATAGTCCACATCTCCAACGGAGGGCCACGGCCATGCACGCGCAGCAGCAAACGACGGGCGAACAGATCCAGGGATTCAAGGGGATGCGCGATGCCAAGGCCGCGCGCATGGGCGAATTGATGGCGGCGTCCAGCGCCGAAGGCGTCACGCTGGAGGATCCGCAATCCGCCGAATATGACGCGCTCCAAGCCGAAGTGGAGAAGCTGGACAAGCACCTGGGCCGCTTGCACGCGCTCGAGGCCGCCAATCGCGCCGCCGCGGTGCCCGCGGCCGGGAGCTCCACGCAGGCGGCGGCGGCCAGCCGCGCGGGCACCACGCCGCAGATCTTCCTCCGCGACAGTCTGCCGCCGGGGATCGAAATTGCGCGCGCCGCGATCTGCAAGCTCATCGCGTTCAAGGAGCACTACCAGCGGTCGCCCATGATGATCGCGAGGGAACGGTATCCAGACAATCAGCGGGTCCACCAGTACTTGGAGCGGGCGGCCGTGCCCGCCCATACCACCGTGAATACGCCGGCGCTGGTGGATCCCACGAATCTGTCCCAGGAGTTTCTCGCGTGGCTGCGGCCACAGACGATCATCGGCCAATTCGGCACCGGCGGGATCCCGCCGCTGAAGGCGGCGCCGTTCAACATCGGGATCGCGGGGCAAACCTCCGGCGGCGCGGGCTACTGGGTCGGACAGGGGAAAGGCAAGCCGCTCACCAAGTTTGATTTCGATCGCGTCACGCTGGGCTTCTCCAAAGTGGCGGGCATCAGCGTGATCACCGAGGAGCTCGCGCGGTTTTCCTCGCCCTCGGCGGAGCAGTTGATCCGCGATGCCCTGCGCGATGCGCTCAAAGCGCGCTTGGATATCGATTTCGTCGATCCCGCCAAGGCGGAGGTGGCGAACGTCTCGCCCGCCTCGATCACCAATGGCGTGACGCCGATCACCTCCGGCGGGGCCACCGCGGACGATATCCGCGATGATCTGGCGGCGCTGATCGCGGCCTTTATCACCACGAATCAGGACGTGGCGGATCTCGTGTTGATCATGCCGAACACGGTGGCGCTCGCGCTGTCCCTGATGCGCAACAGCCTGGGCGGCCGGGAGTTTGACGGGGTCAGCGTGCGGGGCGGAACACTCGAGGGCATTCCGGTGATCGCCTCGCAGTATGCCAGGACGGCCGCGGCCGGGAACATGCTGATCGCGCTGAACGCCTCGCTGATCGGGCTCGCGGATGATGACGAGGTGACGGTCGAGGCCAGCCGGGAGACCTCGCTGGAAATGAGCGACACGCCCGCGGGCGACTCGGACACGCCCACGGGGAGTACCTCGCTCGTGTCGATGTGGCAGACGAACTCGATCGCGCTCCGCGCGGAGCGGTTCATCAACTGGAAGAAACTCCGATCGGGCGTGGTCCAGTACATCGATCACATTACGTGGGGCGGCGCGGGCTCCTGATCATGGCGCGCCGGGTGAGCGTGACGGCCGTGGAGGCGTTCACGTATGAGGGGCGCCCCGTGGCGATCGGGGAGCGCGTGGCCATGTGGCCGCTGGACGCCGCCGCGGCGGGCCAGCGCGGACAGGTGAGCCTCACGCGCCCGGTGCGCGCGCAGGCGCCGGAGCCGCCGCCGGAGCCGGAGAAACGGCGCCGCACGTATCGACGCCGCGATCTCCAACCGGAACCGTGAGACGGAGGCCGCATGGCGTGGTGGCAGACACTCAGGCGCACGTTTGCCCGCCCGGCCGCGCGCCAGGGCGGGCTGGCGGCGGTGCCCACGGCCCGCGGCGGGCTGGCCCGCGGCGGCTGGTGGCCGATCGTGCGGGAATCCTATCCCGGCGCGTGGCAGCAGAACGTCACCATCTCCGCCGAAAGCGTACTGGCGCACGCGGCCGTCTACGCCTGCGTCACGTTGATCGCCTCCGATATCGGGAAATTGCGCGTCAAGCTCGTGGCCCAGGATGCGGATGGGATCTGGCAGGAGACGACGAACACGGCGCATAGTCCGGTGCTCCGCCGGCCGAATCGCTACCAGAACCGGATCAAGTTCTATGAGCAGTGGATCGTCTCCAAACTGATCCACGGGAACATGTACGCCGTGAAGCAGCGCGATCAGCGCGGCGTAGTGACGGCGCTGTACATCCTCGATCCCACCTGTGTGGCGCCGCTGGTGGCGCCCGATGGCGCCGTGTACTACAAGGTCGGCCGCGATCTGCTCGCGCAGATCGAAGAGGCGATCGTGATCCCGCAATCCGAGATCATCCACGACGTGATGATCCCGCTGTTTCATCCGCTGGTGGGCGTGTCTCCGATTTACGCCTGCGGCGTGGGCGCCGCCCAGGGGCTCCAGATCCAGCAGAACTCCTCCCGGTTTTTCATGAATAAGGCCGTGCCTTCCGGGATCGTCACGGCGCCCGGCCACATTGATGATGACGCGGCGGAGGAGATCAAACTGCGCTGGCAGGAGGCGTACGGCGGCGAGAACTACGGCCGCGTGGCTGTGCTGGGCGACGGGCTCACGTACGAAAAGATGAGTTTCAGCGCGACGGATTCCCAGTTAATCGAACAGTTGAAATGGACGGCGGAAAACGCCTGCACCGCGTTCCACGTGCCCCCGTACCTGATCGGCGTGGGCGCCGTGCCCGCCAATAGCAGCCCAGAAACGCTCCAGATTCAGTACTACTCCCAGTGTTTGCAGAACCTGATCGAGTCGATCGAGCTCCTCCTGGACGATGGCCTCGAGATGACCACAAACGCGGCCGGGCAGCCGATCGGCACGGAGATGGATCTGGATGATCTGATCCGCATGGATACGGCCACCAAAGTGAAGGCCTCGGCGGATGCGATCAAGGGCGGCGGCATGGCGCCGAATGAAGCGCGGGCGCGGTACCTCGATCTCGGGCCCGTCCCCGGCGGCGCCATGCCGTACCTCCAGCAGCAGAACTATAGCCTCGAGGCGCTGGCCAAGCGCGATGCCGGGGCGGATCCGTTTGGGACCGCGGCGCCGGCGCCGGAGCCGGAGGAGCCGCCCGATCCCACGCAGGCCACCGCGGGCGCCGGGGTGTGGCTGACGCGCTTTTACGCGGACCGGCTGACGGCCGCGCCGCCGGAGCTCCGCCCATGAGCCCAGAGATCGAAACGCTGCTGGCGGAGCTCGCGCCCGTGATCGCGCGGCTCGTGGACGCCGAAGTGGCGCGCGAAGTACGCCACGTGCTGGCGGAGCTCCGGCTGCGGGATGGGCGCGATGGGCTGCCAGGCGTCCCAGGCCCGCCGGGAGAGAGGGGCGCGCCGGGCGACAAGGGCGCGGATGGCCGGAACGGGATCGACGGCACGCTAGAGGGCGTGACGTTCATTCGGGAGGATCGCGCCATCATCGTGCGGCGCGCTGATTTCACCGAGATCGGCCGGTGGCTCACGCTGGAGATGATCGATCGCGGCCAATACCGCGCGGGCGCGGCGTACCAGTGGGGGGATGTCGTGACGTATGCGGGCTCGTTGTGGGTGGCGAAGGCGGACACGGACGCCCGGCCGGCCGAAGGCGACGGTCCGTGGCGCCTGATGGTGCGGCGCGGCGAACGGGGCCCGGCCGGGACACGCGGCGAGCGCGGGCCCACCGGCGACAAGGGTGCGCAGGGGCTCCCTGGGGGGCGGTACACGTGAGCACCACGCTGGTGACGTACGCCCAGGCCAAAGCGCGGCTGCGGCTCCCGGACGATCGGGAGCAGGCGGCGGTGGAGGAGATGATCGCGGAGGCCACGGCGATCGTGCTGACGTTTGCGAAACGGCGGGACAACGATTGGACCACGGCCACCGATCCGGTAGTCGATCAGGATTTCGCGATCGTGCAGGCGGGGATCTTCTATGAACTCGGGATCCTCTGGCGGTTCCGCGGGGATGATGCCGATCAGAAACCGGAGGATCCGGCCGCCGGCGCGTTCCAGGATGCGAAGTTGCGGCGGATTCTCCATCCGCTGCGGAGGCCGTCCCTTGCCTGAGCCGATCGCCCGCCGCTGGCCGGATCAGACGATCGTGTGCGTGGCCAGCGGGCCCACGCTCACGGCGGCGGATCTGGCGTACGTACGCCCGCGCGCACCCGTGTTGGCCGTCAATGACGCGATCCGGCTGGCGCCCTGGGCGCCGGTGCTCTACTCCTCCGATCGCGGCTGGTGGCGGTACTACGGCGGGCACGCGGACTACCGCGGCACGCGCGTGGGCGTAGGCTGGAAAGTGGGCGACGGCTCCGCCATCCCGCACGCGCCGGGTGTGCACGTGCTCACGCACACGGGCCTGGAAGGCCTGGAGCTCGCGCCCACGGGCCTGCGCACCGGCAGCCACTCCGGGTATGCGGCGATCAATCTGGCCGTGCACCTGGGCGCCCGGCGGATCGTGCTCCTGGGCTACACGTGCGGCCTTCCGGCGGGCGCCGCTTCGCACTTCTTCGGCCGCCATCCGGTGGGCCTGCCGGAGAGCACCGCGCAGAACTACGCCGCGTTCCGCCGGGCGTATGACGGGCTCGTGGCGCCGCTCGCGGAGATCGGCGTGGCCGTGGTGAACGCGACACCGGGCACCATGATCACCGCGTTTCCGTGCGCGCCGCTCGTGGCCGCGTTCCGGGAGGCCGCGTGATCACCGTCGTGTGCTGGCGCTGGAAAGCCCCGTGGCGGTACCGCTCGACGTACGCGCCGGCCACCGTGCACACGCTCGAGCGCATGGTGGCCAAGCACTATCCGCATCCCCATCGGTTTGTCTGCGTGACGGATGATCCCCGCGGGCTCACCTGTGAGACGTTCCCGATCTGGCGCGAGGGGATCGCGATCCCGCCGCCGGAGGGGTTCAAGTGGCCCAGCTGCTACGTACGGCTCCGCGCATTCGCGGAGGAGGCGCGCGCGTGGTTTGGGGATCGGTACGTGAGCCTCGATCTGGACACCGTGATCACGGGCGATCTCACACCGCTGTTCGAACGCGCCGAGGACTTCGTGATCTGGAACGAAACCGACTGGCCGGAGACGCAGCACTACAACGCGAGCATCTGGCTGCATACGCCTGGGACGCGCCCGCAGGTGTGGGACACGTTTGATCCAAGACGGTCCCCGAAGGAGGCATACAAGGCGGGCGGCCGCGGCGGCGATCAGGCCTGGATCAGTTACGTGCTCGGGCCGGGAGAGGCCGTCTATACGCCGGAGGATGACGGCGTACTCAGTTACCGGCGCCACATCGTGCCGAATGGCGGCTGCCTCCCTGCGGGCGCCCGGATGGTGAATTTCCACGGGCCCGTGGATCCTTGGAGCCCGGCGGCCCAGGCGCTGCCGTGGGTGCAGGAGCACTACGGCCTGGTGGATCCGCCCGCGCCCCGCGGCGGCGCCCCGCTCCCGCCCCGGCCGGCGACGGAGGCGCACCGATGAGACTCCGCCAGACGCACGGCGGCGCGGCCGCGGGCGCGCGCGATCGGTGGGTCACGATCCAGACGCGGCCGGAGGAGGCGGTGGGCCCGTCCGGGTTTCCGATCGATGCGCCCTGGGCCGATCTGGCGACGGTCGCGATGGCGCGGGAGGATGTGGAGGCCACCGAACGTGAACGCGCCGATCAGGAGCAGGCCGCGAGCTATACGCAGTGGGCGATGCCCTACATGGTGGAGATGGATCCGGAACTCGTGGACGTGGCCAAAGTGCGGCGGCTCATGTATGCCGGGCGGCAGTTCGACATCATCGGCGCCGCGCCCATCGGCCGCGCCCAGGGGATCGCGATCCTCACGGAAGCGTACGGGAAAACGCCCACGGAGCCCGCGCCATGAAACTCGGCCTCGGCGTCACGGGCGGGCCGGAGCTCGCGGCGCAACTGCTGAAGCTCAGCCGGGGCGTACGGAAACGCGCGCTCACCAAGGTGCTGAAAGCCGCCGCCGTGCCGATCCAGGGCCGGGCGGCGGAGCTGGCGCCGATCGATCCCGTGGGAGAGGTCCACCTGAAGGAATCGATCCAGGTGAGCGTGGCCACGCAGATCGGTACGATGGCGGGCGGCCAGTGGGCGGCGGCCGATGACTTCCAGGCGGCGGTGGCCGTGGGCCCGGCGCGCAAGGTGTTCTATGGGCTGTACCTCGAATACGGCACCGTGAAAATGAGCGCGAAGCCGTTCCTGCGCCCGGCGTTCGACTACGGGAGCGATCGATCGCTCACGCTGATCCGCGAGGGCCTCTGGGAGCTGCTCGAGCAGGCGAACACGGGCACGGGCGCGTTCGCGCGGGAGGCGGAGTGATGATTCCGCTCGTGGCGGCGATTCGCGCGCGGCTCCTGACGCTGCCCGCCGTGACGGCCTGGGTGGATCAACGGATCTACACACTCGAATTCCCGCAGAGTCTCACCGCGCCCGCGCTGCGGCTCCTCGAGGTGGATCGGGTGTCGCCCATGCAGCTGCGGGGCGATGTGGCGATCCGCCGCGCGCGCGTCCAGGTGGACGCGGTAGAGAGTGACGCGCACGGCGATCCGTATGTCGGCGCCCATGATCTGGCGGCCGCGGTGCGGGGCGATCTCACGACGGGCGCGCCGTCCGGGCTCGTCGGCTATCGCGGGGATCTCTTTGGCCTCGCGATCGCGGGGATCCACGCCGTCGATCAGCGGGAGATGTATGACGCGCCCACCCATCTGGTGCGCGTCGAGCAGGAGTTCATTGTGTGGTTTCACGTGTAGCAGAGGAGAGAACCGATGGCTGATGTCACAGATACCTACTATCCCGGCGAAGCCTTCACGGGCTACGGCGCCCAATTAATGGTGGGCCAGGGGGGCGCCTCGCCCGAGACCTACGTCGCGATCGCCGATGTCGAGACGATCACCCCCGGCGAAATGTCCACCAATGTCATCCTGAAAACGCACCTCCGATCGCCGGAAGCGCATCAGGAGAAGCTCGCGGGCTTGCGCGATTCGGGCGCCTTTGCGATCGCCGGGAACTGGCGTCCGACCCACGGAAGTCATTCCAACCAGGGCGGCGATGGCTTCACCAACGGCGGGCTCATCGCCCTCTGGCGGAAACGGACGGAGGCGAATTTCAAGATCGTCTTGCCGGACGGATCGCCCGGTACCGAGTGGCCCTTCCGCGGCGTCGTGACGAAGTTCCAGCCCGGCGAAATCGCGGGCGACGCGAAGGTACCGTTCACGGCGGAGATTACTCCGCTCGGCGATTTCTCCGCCGATCTCCCGTAACCGCGCCGTATCCAGGAAGACAGGACCGATGGCGAATTCTCAGAAGGGCGAGCTCGATATCGACGTCAACGGACAGACGTATCGGCTCGCTCTCAATCTCAACGCGCTCTGCGAATTCCAGGAGTTGATGTACCCGAACGATCCGGACTTCGACATGCAAGAAGTCATCGGGCGCATCCAGAAATCGAACTTCATTCTGTCGCGGGCGCTGCTCTGGGCCACCCTGCGGACGTACCACCCCGAGATGACGATCCGAGATGTCTCGCCTCTCGTCTCGGGCTTCGGCTACCAGCCCTGGATGCAGTTGCTCCCGAAGCTCATGGAATTCATGAACCCGGACGCCGTTGATCGCGGGGTGTTGAAGGCGGCGCCGGAGGCGGGCCCTCCGGGCGCTCAGGTCGATGGAATTGGCGCGCGCTCTATGTCGAAGCGCGCCAAATTGGCCTGAGCCGCGACGAGTTCTGGGCGCTGAGTCCGCGCGAGCTCTACCGTGAGTTCGCGGCCGAGAACGCCCGGCGGCGCGACCAGGCGAATCGCGATGCGCGGCTCGCGTGGCTCGGCGTGGCGATTTGGGCGCGCGCGCAAGCGAAGCACCGGATGCCGCCGCTCGCGGAGTATCTCGTGACGCGCGAGCCGCCCGTGCCGGACTCGCCGAAGACGAAGATCGCGAAATTGCGATCGGCGCTCGAAGTCCTGAGCGCGCAAACCGGAATTCCGCTCCGCCGCGCGCAGAATGTAGCGAGCTCCCATGGCCAATAGTGCAGTCGTCGGGCTCCTCCGCGCGCTCCTCGTGGCGGACACCGCGGAATTTGACGCGGCGATGAAGCGCGCCGAGGACTCGGCGAAAACCTGGTCGAAGAGCCTCAAGAAGGTCGGCAACGAAGCCGAAGCGGTCGGGAAGACGCTGACCGCCGGACTCACGCTGCCCCTCGTCGGCCTGGCGGCGGGCGCCTCGAAGCTCGCGATCGATTTCGAGAGCTCCTTCGCGGGCGTCCGCAAGACCGTCGATGCGACCGCGCCCGAGCTCGACGCCCTCTCCGCCCAATTCCGCACGCTCGCGAAGACGATCCCGATCTCCGTCAACGAAATCAACAAGCTCGGCGAGACCGCCGGGTCGCTCGGCGTCCCGACGGCGGCGATCGCCGGCTTCGTCGAGGTGATGGCGGGGCTCGGCGTGGCGACCAATCTCACGGCTGACGAGGCGGCGAATTCGATCGCGCGTATTCAAACGATCTTCGGCGCCGCCGGTAAGGACACGGATCGCTTCGCCGCGACGCTGGTCGGCCTCGGCAATGCGGGCGCCTCGACGGAAAAAGAAATCGTCGAGATGGCGCAGCGCATCTCCGGCGCGGGCCATGCGATCGGGTTGACGCAAGCGCAGGTGCTCTCGCTCTCGTCCGCGATGGCGGGCCTCGGCATCAACGCCGAAGCGGGCGGATCGTCGATGTCCCGCATTCTCACGAAGATGAATCAGGCGGTCGCCGCCGGCGGCGCCGAATTGGAGAAGTGGGCGAAGGCGGCGAAGACCTCGAGCGCCGAGTTCGCGGCCGCCTTCGCGACGGGCCCGGCGGAGGCGCTCACGCTCGTTGTCGAGGGCCTGGCGACCGCGGGCGCGAAGCAAGCCACCGTCGTGCAAGGGCTCGTCGGCAAGAACACGACGCTCCTCGATACCTTCCAGCGGCTCGCGGGCGCCGGAGACAATCTCCGGAAGACGCTCGAACTCGGCGATCAGGAGTGGGAAAAGAACAGCGCGCTCACCAACGAGACGAGCAAGCGGTACGAGACAACGGCGTCGCAACTGACGCTCCTCTGGAATCGGATTCAGGACGTCGGGATCTCGCTCGGCCAAGCCCTGCTGCCCACGCTGAAGCTCGTCATTGGCGCCTTCGATGGCGCGGTCCCGATCCTCGAACGCGTGGTGGCCACCTTCACCGATCTCCCAGCGCCCCTGCAGGCGGTGATCATCGGCTTCGCCGCGATCGCCGCCGCCGCCGGGCCGATGTTGATTCTCTTCGGCTCGATGGTCTCGGGCCTCGGGACGCTGGTCGGCGCCTTCAAGACGGGCGGCATCGCCGCCGTCGCCTTCTCCGAGACGTTGCTCTTCATCCAGGCGAATCCGATCGTGCTGCTCCTGGCCGGGCTCGCGGCGCTCGGCGTGGCGATCTATGCGGTGGCGACCGCAGAGAGCGATCTGGAGAAAGAAGTCCGTACGAATACCGCGGGCTTCACGGCGCAGACCTCCGCGCTCGATCAGGCGCTGACCACGTACCACGATCTCGCGGACAAACAGCACCGCACCGCGGAAGAGACGAAGGCGCTCGACGCGGCCACCCGTCTGCTCGCCGAGGCGAGCGGCCTCTCGGTCACCGCCTTCCAGGCGGAGAGGGCGAAGTCCGACGAACTCGATCGCGCCCTCCGGGATCAACTCAAAACGCGCCAGGATCTCGTGGCCTTCCAGGTCGAGGCGCAACGGCAGCGGGTGCGCGATGCCGAAGCGGCGAAGACCGCGGCGGAGGCGGAGCGGAACGCGATCCTGCAAGGGAAGGGCACGGTCCATATTCCCGGCTCCGGGGAAGGCGACCCCGGCTTCGACGTGGCGATGAGCATCGAGCAACAAGTCGCCGCCGAGCTGAAGCTCCGGAAACAGGTCGAGGCGCTCACGCTCGCGTATCAGAAGGAGCAAGCGCAACTCGACGCGATGCTCGGCGTCAAGAAGGCGGACACGAAAGCGAGCACCGAGCAGAGCGAGGCGGACAAGAAGCGCGCGGCGGCGATCGCGGCGGCGGCGGCCGCGGCGGCGGCGGCCACCGAGGAGGAGACGAAGGCCGAGAAGAAGAAGCGCGAGGCGCTGGAGAAGACGGCCCGCGCCATGAGTGAGGCGGGCGTGGCGGACAAGATCGCCGAGATGAACGCCCAGATGATCCTGGCGAACAAGTACGGCGGGCTCGCGAAAGAGTCATGGAAGAAGTACACCGACCAGATCGACGAGTGGCTCACGGCGGGCTATAAAGTCCCGCCGCTGCTCCAGGAGTTCCGGCACGACCACATGGATCTGGTGACGACGCAAATCAGAGTCGTCGATACCACGAAGAATCTGCTGGCCGGGTTCCACAACTATGCGCCGGAGATCCTGGCGGCGGGCGCGGCGATCCAGGACATCGGGGCGAAGTCTGACGCCTTCGCCAAACTGATCAACCAGCCGGGCGGCCTCTATAGCGTGTTGAAGGTGGGCGCCATCGATGCGAAGGCGCTGTGGGCGCCGCATGAGAAGGCGCTCGAAGAAATGCGCAAGCGGACGCTCGTGTGGGCGGAGACCTTCGGCCGCGAGATGAGCGGGCTCTGGATCGAGATCGGTGGCGGGCTCACCGACATGCTGGTCGCGGGCCTCTCGGGCGCGCAGAAGTTCTCGGATGGCTTCGTGAACCTGTGGGAGGGCATCAAGAAGAAGCTGACGAATATCTTTGCCGACATTCTCAACCTCTTCATCAACGGGTTGATCCGCGGGATGATCGGCGCCGCCACGGGCCAGCAGGGCGCGTTCTCACAAACCTTCGCGGGCCTGGCCGGGACGGGCTCCAAGTCGCTGATGAGTACCGTGCTCGGCGGCGGGACGTCGGCGGCCAGCGGCGCGGGGTTGAACGCGGCCCTCCCAGGCACGGCGGTCGCAGGCTATGGCTCCGCGGGCAGCGGCCTCGGGAGCGCGGGGCTCCTGGGCGCCACCGCGGGCTCGGTCGCGGGCGCGGGCGCAGGGGGCGCGGTCGGGTATTTCGTCGGGTACAAGTCCGGCTCGACGGCGCGCGGCGCCACCGCGGGCGCCGCCACGGGCGCGGTCGTGGGCGGCGCGGTGGGCGGCCCGATCGGCGCGGGCGTCGGCGCGGGCGTCGGCGCGCTCGCGGGGTGGTACGGCGCCGTCAAAGCGGGTAAGGAGGTCAACAAGATCCGGGACGCCTTCGCCGCCTCGCAAGGCTCGATGGACGCGATCGCCGAGCGGCTCAAATCGATCGGGCGCGAGGACTTGTTCGCACCGCTTGCCTTCGGCCCGCGGAATATCGGCGCGATCAAGGAGGCGATCGGCAACATCCAGGAAGTGTTCGAGAAGATCGCCAAGGTGATGCAGAAGGTGGGCGAGAGCTTCGGCAAGCTCAACGCGGCGGCCGCCACGTATGGACGCACGCTGCCCGCCTCCGTCCGCGAGGCGATGACGGCGCTCCTCGAGAACAAAGACCTGACCGACGAGATGCGTGCGAACCTCTCCGAGCTGGCGAAAGATCCGTCCTGGCAGGAATTGGAATCGCGCGCGAAGGATCTCGGGATCGATTTCGACGCGCTCGGGAAGAAATTCCAGACCGACAAGATCCACGACGCCGCGCTGGGCTACGTCCGCGATTTGACGATGTTCGCGGACGCGGGCGCCGATATGGACAAGGTGCTCGAAGGGATGAGCGATGAACTCTCGACGCTCTATCAGAACGCGAAGCGGAACGGGGTCACGCTCCCGGAGACGCTCCGCCCGTGGATGGAAAAGCTCCTCGCGGCCGGGCGCCTCGTCGATGAGGCCGGAAATAAGATCACCGATCTCAACGGGATTACCTTCGATCCCACCGTCGAAGATCAACCGCTCATCGATATCAAAAACGTCCTGATCGACATCAAGGATCTCCTCGAACGGCAACTGCCAGATGCGGCGAGGAAGGGCGTCGATGCCATGAACGAGGAGTTCAGCCGCCTGCGCCCGCCCAATGCGCCGGACTCGGGTAGCGCCGTCCCGCGGCCGAAGCCGGGCGAAGAGCCCGCCGCCGCGCCGCGGCCGCAGATCGCGCTCCAGGGCGGCACGCATGGCCAGTATGTGGATTGGGGCGCCGGGACCGACGTCACCTTGCACAACCGCGAGCGCGTGATGACCGAGGGCGAAGCGGGCGCGAGCAGCAGCGCGCCGATCTACATCACGGTCGTGTCCACGCTGGACGGTCGAGAAGTGGCGCGCAATCAGATCAAATACATTCCGCGCGAGCTCTCGCTCGTGGGCGTCTAGATCATGGCCTGGCGGGTGACGATCGGCGGCGTGGATCGGACGACCGCGGTGGACAGTTTCACGACCGCCGTCTCGCTCAATGATCGCGCGCGCGCCACTGTCGTCGTGGGCGATCTGATGCCCGCGCGGTACGCGGAAATCATCAGCTATGCGCCCGATGGCGTGACGCCGCTGTTCGGCGGCGTCATCCTCCAGCGGCGGTTCCAGGGGCGCAACCCGTACGATCCGACCTATCAACTCACGCTAGAAGTCGGCGACTGGTTCACGTACGCCGACTGGTGCTACAGCACCAAGACCTATCCGGGGGCGGTCACGCTGAAACAGGTGTTGGCCGATCTCGTGGCGGATCATCTGGCGGCCTACGGCATCAGTCTCGATCCGGCGCAGGTGGACGGGCGGACGCTGGCGGCGTTCACCTGGACCGACAAGCGCGTCGCCGATGCGCTGCGGGAACTCTCGGACCGCACCGGCTACGTCCTGCAGATCGATCCCGCGAAGCGGCTCCGCATGTTCGTGCCCGCCTCGATCGCGGCGCCCGTGACGATGACGGAGGCGGCGCCGCATTGCCACGACATCACCTGGCGGGATTCCGATCGCACGCCGTACAACCAGATCGTCCTGCACTGCGGGCCGACGGGCGTCGGGGAGGCGACGCCATATCACTGGGTCGGGGATGGCGCCCACGTCTATCGCCTGGCGGGCGTGGCGGTCCCGGCCTCGTCGGTCTGGCCCGGCATCGTCACCGTCGATAACGTGCAGTACCCGATCTGGCCGCCCGGCGCCGGACCGCCGGATGAGGGCGGCGGGACGACGGATCACATCGAGTGGGATTATGCGAAGGACGGCGGGACGCTCACCTTCATCGGCCCGACCGCGGCCATCGATACGCCCGGCGCCGATATCGGGCTCACGTACTGGCCGCAATTTCCGTTCACGGTCACGAAGAGCACGGGCGCCACGCCGGTCGTCGAGCACCACGAATCGCGGCCCGATGTGCTGGCGATCCCGGTCGGCGAGGAGATCGCCGCGGGCCTCCTCGCCCAGGCGCAGGAGGCGCCGCGCGAAGCCACGATCACGACCGACACCGACGGCTTCGTGCCTGGCCAGGCGCTGACGATTGATCTCGCCACCACGCGATCGATCGCGGGGACGTTCCTGATTACGTCGGTGGCGCTGACGATCGTCCAGGACACGGCGCAAGGGGATCGGTTCTGGCAGTACACGCTCGACGCGATTGACTCGTCGATCTATCAGGGATCGTACGTGGACGCCTGGCGGGCGATCGCCGGGGTGGGCGCCGGGAGCACGACGACCACGGGCGGTGGCGGCGGAGGCGGCGGCGGCGCGATGCTCCCGCTCCCCGCGGGCCAGGTCTATGTCGGCTCGGCGAGCAATCAGGCGGCGGCGGTCCCGCTTTCGGGCGATCTCAGCATCACGGTGGATGGCGTGACGGAGATCGCGCCCGGCGTGATTCTCAATGCCGATGTGGCGCCGACGGCCGGGATCGTCGATACGAAGCTGGCGACGCTTGCCACGCCTGGCAAGGTCGCCAATAGTGCGACCACGGCGAATACGAGCGCGGCGCCGGACACGATCGCGCTCCGGACGAATCTCGGCGATCTGTTTGCGCGTGGCCTGGGCGCGGACTTCGTGACGGCGCCGCTCCATACGTCTCCGGCGGCGCTCACGGTCGCGTCGGGCGCGGGCGACATCACGATCAATCCGGCGAGCACGATCGCCACGATTCCCGCCGGGCGGCGACTGCAAACGGCGTACGCGTCGGGCTTCGCGGGCTCGGGCTATTCGCTCAGTCAAGACGCCGCGCGGCCTGGGCTCTCCTATCTCGAGGTCGATCAACTCACGGTCCGCGGGACGATGAACGCGTACGAGCTCCTCGTCCACCAAATCCGCGCGACCAACGGCTCGATCTTCGTCGCGAATACCGGGCGGGTGAAAACGGCGACCGCGACGGGCGGCGTGGGCGGCCTGGAATATGCGATCGAAACGGAAGGCGATCACGGCTTCGCGGTGAATGACCTCTTGCGTGCGCAGCGGTTCACGCAAGCCGGAGGCGGCGGCGCCGTCTTTCAGAGCGATCTGTTTGTCACCGGCGTGACGAGTCCGACGACGTTCGTCGCGAATCGCCAGGGGACCACGGCGGCGCCGGTCCCTGGCATGGATTACGTCCGGCTCGGCAATACGACCGACCCGAATCGGCAAGGCTCGATCTATCTCACGGCGGACGACATCAACGCGCCGTATATCCAAATCCTCGACGGCGTGGATGCGTACGCGGCGTGGGGTTCCTCCGCCAAAACGAAGGGACGGATCGGCCAACTCCAGGGCTCGTACGATTACACGGCGAGCATCTACGGCGCCGCCTTCGGGGATCAGGCGGGCGCGCACCTCTCGATCGATCCGTTCTATGGCGTGCGGATCGGGCACGGGTCGAGTACGAAGGTGCAGATCGATCCGGCGGGCAACGCGACCTTTGCCGGGATTGTGACCGCCACGGGGGGCGCCATCGGCGGGTGGTTGATCGGCGCGGACATTATCCGAGACGTGGCCGATCAAACCGGCATGGCCTCGACGGCGACCGGCGGCAATGACGTGCGCTTCTACGCGGGCATGACGTATGCCGGGCGGGCGAGTGCGCCCTTCCGCGTCCACAAGGACGGCTCCCTCGCTTCGACGGCGGGGAAGATCGGCGGCTGGAACATTATTCCGGACAACCTCTTCAGCGACGAGGGCGCGAGCCTCGCGATGAATTCCAAGATCCCATCGATCGCGCTCGGGCAGCCGCGGCCCGGCGGGTGGGCCGATGGCAACGCGGGGATCTGGATGGGCATGTCCGGCGGCGTGGCGAAGTTCAGTGTGGCGAATGCCGGGAACTCGACGGGCTTCTTCTTCGATGGCACGATCGCCGAGTTTCGCGGCGATGGCTCGGGCGCCACGAACATCAATGGCGGACATATCCAGGCGGGCACGATCACCGCGACGCAGATTGCCGCGGGCACGATCACCGGCACCCAGATTGCCGCGCGGAGTATCGCGGCCGATCGCATCGTCGTCGGAACGTTGACCGGCACCGAGATTGCCGCTCGGGCGATTGGCGCCGATCGCATCGTGGTCGGCACGCTGACCGGGACGGAGATCGCCGCGAGCTCGATCGGCGCGGAGAAACTGAGCGTCGGCACCCTCTCGGCCATCTCGGCAAATCTCGGCACGGTGACGGCGGGCACGATCACCGGCGTCACGATCAACGGCACGACGATCACCGGCGGGACGATCAACGGCACGACGATCACCGGCGTCTCGATCTCGGGCTCCACGATTACGGCGGCGGGCGGAAATATCGTCCTCGATAGCACGGGGCTGAACATCGCCGATGGCGGCGGGACGGCCAAGATCAACCTCGGCGGGAAGAATATCTACTCGGCGTCCGGGCGGGTCCAATTCGCGAGCGATGTCGAGATCCAATTCAACCTGTACAACGGCGGCGCGATCTACGGCTCACAATGGCTCGATATCGCCGGGACGGCGCAGATCCGATCGATGCCCACGTATAGCTCCGGCTTGCGCGCGGTGTATCACCGGGTCGATACCGACAAGTACTTGGCGTTTTGGACCGGCGCCGCGAGCGATCGTGTCGCTGTGCTCCCGTGGTCTCCGCCGATCAATCCGTTGGCGCTCCTGGACGTACCGATCGTGAGCTATGCCGGGATCGGGGACGATCGCGAAGTCGGGTTCGTGATTGAGGCGCTCGCGGACGTGGCTCCGGCGGCGGTCACGCGCGGGGAGCAGGGCCAGCCGGAGGGCATCCACGAGCATGTGTTGGCGGTGTATTTGGTCGAGGCGTTGCGCGAGCTCGATCGACGGCTGAAGGTGGTGGAAGGAGGAGGCGCCCCCCATGAGTGAGAATCCGGTCCTCGCGGAGATCGATCGCCTGAGAGTGGAACTCGCGTTGGCGCACTTCGAGAACGCGCAATTGAAGGCGGCGCGGCTGCAAGACGAGGCGGTCAAGCTCCGGCAAGACCTGGAGGCGCTGGTGAAGGGACTGGCGCGCGAGGGCTACACGCTGAACCGGGACGGCGCCGGGCGGTGGGCCTACGTGGCGGTGCCGCCCGCCGCGATGGAGACGCCGCGCTTCAACGGGACCAACCCGAACCCACCGCCAGACCACGGCGGGCTTGCGAAGAAGAGCCTCTGACGGCGGTGCGGCAAGAAGGAGATCCCGATGAGTACGTGGACAATCACCGCGACGGCGGCCGAGGACGACGCCATCACGTACGCCTATCAGCAATCGCAAGATCCGGCGGCGATGGTCAAACCGCCGCCCGGCGAAACGATCGCCGCCTTCTTCGATCGCATGGTGCATACCGGCACCCTCGGCGCGATGGGCGCGAGCTATCAGGCGGTACAGAATGCCGAGCTCGTCACCATGCTCGGCACGATTCCGGAGGCGAATCGTCAGGCGGCGAAGAAGGATATCGAGGCGGCGGTGGTGGCGCATGGCGGGACCGTGACGCTCACGGCCACGCAGTACAAGTGGAGCAAGTCGAGTGCGCCGCCGCCCACGGCGCAATCGGTCGAAATGAACGTCTCCGATGCCAACATGGCGACCGTGAGCAAGCTCTACTTCCACTATCTCGACGGCGGCGGCGTCGATCGGATGAGCGCCTTGATGGCGATGGCCTCGGGCACGGTGATCCGGATTGAAGATCCCGCGAATAGCTCGATCTTCTTGCAGGTCATGACGACGGCGGCGCCGATCCAGCGGCAAGGCGCCAACGGACACGTCGAGTTCGCCGTGAAGTTTTCGCTCTCGGCCGGAGCCCTCGCGCCGCTCGATGGGACATTGGTGGACGTGACGTTCTAGCCGCCGCCAAACGAGGAGCTCGGGCGCGCGCGCAGGTTACACACTGAACCGGGCCGGCGCGGGGCAGCGGACCTACGTGCCGGTGCCACCTGCGGCCGCACCGCCGCCCATGAACGGGAAGGACGAGGTCGCCACCGCGGCGGGGTTATGACCGAGAGCGATCAACTGATCACAAGTCTGGCGGCGGCGGCGATCTGTGTACGGTTAGGCGTCCCCCGCCACGATGAGGCGCGAATGCACGCGATCGTCTGCGAACTATTGACCGCCTATCGGGACGCGATCCGCGCCTCAATTCTTACTGAGTGGAAAAGTCCGGTGGAGCGGCCCCGCTAGCCCGCGCCGACGGCGACCGCCGATGGTACAGTAGCCGGCATGGACCCGGTGCTGTCTGCGCTCCAGCAGACGTCCGTGTGGGAGGGGTGGCTATCAGCCGAGACCCGGGCGAAGTACTTCGCCGATATCTCTCACCGCTACCAAACCCTCCAGCGCCTCTTGAATTGGGCGACGCTGCTGACCTCCTCTGGCGCCTTGGCGACGTTGCTGGGCGAGTGGGTGCCTCCCACGCATGGGTGGATCCGTCCGTTGCTCGCCGCCTCCGCGACGGCCTTGAGCCTTTGGTCACTCGTCGGACAAAACCAGAAGCGCTCCACCGATTGCAGCGACTTGCAGAGCCGCTGGGGAAATCTGGCGATCCAATATGAGGCGCTGTGGGAGGACATGTACTCGGACGACGCGCCGAAGCGACTCCAAGCGTTGCGTGAAAAAGACGTCGAACTCAGCAAGAGTAGTAGCGCCTTACCGAACCGGTCACGGTTGATGGAGAAGTGGGAGAATCACACCATCCTGCATCGCGCGCCCCACGTGGCATGACATTGCCAGATCAGCGCGCGCTCCCGTACCATCCTGATCACACGCGCGGCTGGCCTCCAATGCCCAAGCCCTTGCCGCCCCCACCACCGCCGCCCCCACCGCCGCCGTCGCCGAAGCAAAAATAGGTCGGCAGTGCCCACGACGCTACCAAGCGGCGGCGCTATTCGAGGGGCCACCCGCGGGCGCCGTGGTATACGCGGGCGATCTCCACGTGTTCACGGCCGACGCGGTAGACCAAGATGTAGGGCGGAAACAGCAGTTCACGCGAGCCTGGAAATCTCCCCAGGCGACCGCGATTGGGGAGCGTGGCCAGACTGGAGGCCCCGTCGTAAATCGCTTTCGCCACGCGCCGCGCGGCGGCCGGGTTGTCTTGGTGGATGCGTTGAACGATGTGCTCGAAATCGTCTGCGGCCTCAGGCGACCAACGGATCTGCATCAGGAACTGAACACGCGCGCGAGCCGCGCCCCCACCTCTTCGTGGGTGATGAACCGGCCTGCATCGAGCGAGCGAAACCCCTGCTCGACCGCTTCCAAAAACCGCGCATTTTCCCCGAGGAGTTGATTGACGGCTTCCTGCACCAGGTCGTCAGGCTGCCGGCCGATCCGGCGCGCGATCTCCGTCAAGCGGGCTTCCTGTTCTGGGGTGATGTGCACGTTCATCGCGTCATCCTAACAAAAGCCGCGGGCTGCTGGGGTAGGAGGTGCGTACATTGCGCGTGGAATTAGGAGCGATCGCGCCTCGTTAGGAGCGATCGCGCCTCGTGGGGCAACCCCGCGGGGCAACCCCGCGCAGAAGTCCTGCAATCGCAACACGTTCCGTCTGCGAGCATCGGCTTCTAAGGCGTGGGTCGCGGCGTCGCAAACCCGTGGGGCCGGCGACGTTCCGGCCGGTCGCGTTTCAGATCCGCGATCACATCGTCCCGGCGCCAGCGGTACGGGTACTGGGCAAACGGGCGCGGGGCAAAAGTCCCGCGCTGAACCTGGCTGCGAACCGTCGACGGCGACAGGCGATAGAGCGCCGCGAGTTCCGTCAGCGTCATGATGACCGGCAACCGCTGGAGCGGATCCTTCATCGCCTCCCGCGCCAGGTGTTTCAGTTCCTCGCGAAAGGCGGGCTCCTCGAGCACCTCCCGCGCGATCTCCACCGCGATTGTCTCCATCGCGAGGCTGAGTGCCGCGGTGATCCGTGGGTGGGCACGTCGGGTCATAGGACACCGCCGATACGCGGTTCGAAGTCCAGCACGCGGCCGGTGAAGGCCACCACGCGCCCGGCCTTGAGATCGTCCAGGTGATCCGCCCAGCGCTGCATCATCCGCACGCGCTCCGGGATGCGCGCGGCCTTGTCATACGCGGCGCGCACGGGATTGGCGATCTTGTGGCCCAGTTGCAGTTCGACCAGATCTCCGTCGAACCCGATCTCACGCAGGTGCGTGGAGGCCAGCGTGCGGAAGCCATGCATGGTCTGTCGTTCCGGGCCGTAGCCCAGGCGCAGGAGCACCGCGGGGAGCGTGGCAATCGAAATCGGGAAGCTCGGATGCTTCAACCCTGGAAACACGAGCGGCAGGGTACCTGCGACGGCCTTTAATTCGCGCAGGATCGCCTGGGCCTGGCGAGAGAGCGGGACGACGTGATCGATCCCATACGCCTCCCGATCCTTGGTGGGCTTCATTCGGCGTGCTGGGATCCGCCAAATCGCGGTATCCAGATCGATCTCCTTCCACATCGCGTGCCGGAGTTCACCAGGTCGCACAAACACGAGCGGCGCGAGGCGCAGTGCGGCGCAGATAAAGACGGAGCCGATCGCCTGATCGATGCTGGTGAGGAGCGCGCCCACCTCTTGCGGATCCAGCAACGCGGCGTGGTGTTGGACGCGCATGGGCTTGAGGGCGCCGGAGAGCAGCGCCGCCGGATCAGTCTGCGCGCGCGAGGTGACGACGGCATAGCGGAAAATCTCAGAGGCCATTTGACGCACCCGGCGCGCTGTCTCCTGTTTATTCAGCCGCTCGATCGCGTGGAGGACCGGCAGCACCTCCGACGGCACGATCCTGGAGATCGTGAGCGCACCCAGGGCGGGGAGCAGGTACCGATCGAGCAGGGCGCGTTTCTTGGCGAGGGTGTTCGTGCGCACGGTGTGACGTTCCCGTTCGATCCATTCCTCCGCCACGGCACGGAAGGTGTCAGTCACCAGCGCCGCCTTCTCGCGCTTCCGCGCCACGGAGGGATCGGTGCCAGTGTCCAGCAGGCGCTGCGCCTCCAGTTTTTTCTCCCGCGCCCGTTTCAGCGTGACGATCGGGTACCGCCCGAAGCTCAGCTGTTTCCGGCGGCCGTTGAACGTGTAATCCCAGCGCCAGTACCGGCGGCCATTCGGCAGCAGGGCCAGATGGAGGCCTTCTCCATCGGGCAGGCGGAGTTCCTTGGCGGGATCGGTTTTCGTTTTCGTGATCGTGAAATCGTTCAGCATGGCTCGAGACGTGTCTCCTCAGTCGTGGGCGATGTAGGGAAGCCGGCGCGCCGCGGCCGAAATCTCCCTACGCCGCCGTTGATGCTCCCTACGGATTCCTCGTTCCCTACGTCCAAGGCCATGCTTTCGAGTGGCCTTTGACGGGTATCAGCGGCAAGTGGCGGCACGTCAAGACTACCCGAAAATGCCCATAAACACGAGCGAAACCCGTGGAAAGTGGCTCTCGGCGGATTGGGGCGGTGAAGGGCGGTATAGATGGGGAAAGTGCCGGAGGAGGGCATCCAATCCCCAGGTAAAACAGCCAGATTAGGCAGTTTTCCCTGTGTTTTTCCCTGCGTCCTGAACGGCCAGCGGGCGACGGTTCGCGGAGCGTGGCGGGCGGGATGGTCGTCAGGAAGGCGATCTGATCCCTCACCGCGGCCTCAATCGCCCCCTGCAGCATCCCCGCGATGGGATCAGGGTTCTTCTGTGGCTTTCCGCCATTCAGAATTGGACGCGCGTCTCCGTCGTCATTGGCTTCTCCGCGCGCGCGTCATTGTGGACGCGGATCGCCACGCGGCACCGAGATGATCGTCGTCGTTGGCCCAATCAGATCGCGGATGGTATTCGCCAGGGCCGCCTCGTCCTGGCCGTAGAACACGGTCACCGCGCCGAGTCGATCAGTCGGCGCTAACTTCATCGCGCCCACATCGAAGTAGATCGGATCGCCCGCCTTCAACCGCAGGACATTCCCCTCGCTGAGGCCGAGCACCATGAGCACGCGACCATCCGGTAGCTTGGCTGTGGCCTTAATCATGGGAGGCTCGTGGTCTTGGCAACTTTGACCGTTTGCCGTGCATTGATTGCCAGCATCGTTCGGTGTTCGAGCGTGGGAGGCATGCGCTCCACCGACTCCAGATTCAGATTGCAGTAGTCCTCCGTCAAGTGCATCTCTTTGACGATGAACTCCACCGTGACACGATCCCCGACCTGCACTATGGCTCCGTGTCTGTCATGTGGCATAGCTTCATCCTTCCTTTCTCTCGATCCCGACTGGCCGCGCGTCTGTCGCGAGACACCACCGGTGCTTCTCGGCCACATACCGCATGTATAAAATGGCCGCCCTGAGGGGCGTGGGCGTTTCCGGCGGCGGCTCATGCCGTCCGCACCGCTGACACGTCGCCATGTGCGGCTCAGGGCCGATCGTGACCCAATAGATCCCGCGCTTACGCATGGCGGCCTCCGGAGGGCCGGAGCCGCGGCCGCAGCGCCGCCGTGACGGGCGCGAAGACGTCAGCGAGCTCCACATCCCCGGCCGTGGGCTGCGCCTCCCAAGCGTGGCGCTCGAGGAGCTCGAGAGCCACCGGGAGGAGCGCCCGCAAATCGCCGGGCAGGCGGATGGCGCCGATATTCTCCGCGTCTCCAGTGCCGGCCAGTTTCTCGCCCGGCCACGCGGCGAACAACCACGCGGGCCCATAGGTCTGGAATTGCGGATACAGGCGCGGCAACTCGAGATCATGGAGCGCGATCCAGGTCTCCGGCCGGGCCCAGGGCGCCAGATGTAGAACATCCAGGAGCGGCCACGGGTGCCCGTGGTTCCCGTCGATGAAGATCAGATCCCAGGCGGCCGTCTGACAGATGCGGCGGGCGTCAGCGTCCACATTGAGGATCCAACGGCTCCAGGGCGATGGGTACATCTCGGGGACCGCGGCGCCTGTGCGGTACTTCGAATCGAAATAACAGGTGGCGCGCACGTCCACGCTGTACAGCACGCGCTCCACGCCGGGCAACTGATCGAGCGCGTACAACAATGCGGCGCTTGAGGTACCGGCCGCCACGCCGATCTCCAGCACGCGCTCCGGCTCCGTCCAGGCCACGAGCTCCGCCAGGAATTCCGCATCGGCCGTACTGATCCCGCCCGTCACCCATGCCGGCGGCCGAAACATGGCGCGGATCCCCGCGTCCGCGCTGGAGTCAGGCACGGCTGGGCCCGCGTTTTTTGAGGGCGGCTAGATCGTGATCATGCGGGACATAGCCATCAAGATCAGGCGGCGCGTCGGCGCCAAGGAGTGACATTCGGAGCGGGGCCTGATT